GTCCGGCCCCGGAGCCGGTGAACTGTCCGGCGGTCGTCTGAATGTTGCCGACAATGCTGATGCTGTTCGGGGAACGGACTTGGTCGTAGGCGTTGACGATGAGTTCGCCAGTCGACGAGTTGATTCGGGCGGCGTAGGCGATCACCTGAATCACGTCGGACGCGCCCGTCGGACGGGTGTTGGTCAGACCGCCCGTCGCACCAACGTACAAGGGTTGGGACAGCGTGTAGGCGTTCGTGTTGATGCCGTCCAAAGCACCGATGACAATCATGTGGCCGAAATCGCCTTGTGCGATCGTCGTCGAGGTGACACCGACCGCAGGCATGGTGGCTTGGGTGTCCGCTCGAGAGGGGCTGACCTCGGCGGTTTGGGTGGCACCGACGGTGCCGGTAATGTACACGGGAGTACCGGCGGCAATCGTGGAACCCGAGTTGTTCTTGATGTGGTAGTACAGGGAGCCTGCCAACGCGCCGTGGATGTGGTCGGCGAACAGGGTGCCGTCCACCGTCAGATCAGAGGTGAAATGCCCGTCTCCGGTCACGTCAAGGCTGTATGACGGGGTTGTGTCGTTGATACCCACCCGATTGTTGGTGGAGTCCACATACAGGGTGCCGGAGTCGACGTTCAGCCCACCGAACGCGACCGTGTCACCTGTGCCGACAGCCTGCCCGATGGCAACGGAGGGGGTTGCCCCTTCCGAACCGGACCCGGTGACAGTAACTCCGGTACCGCCGGTAATGCCAGCCACATAGTTCCCGGTGGTTTCCGTACCAAGCGTGATGTTCGGGGTCGCCCATTTGATCCCTGCTGTCTGTGTCGAGTCTGCGATCAGATACTGCCCGTCGGAGCCGACCGCCAGTCGTGCCGGGGTGTCGGCGGCGGTGCCAGCGATCAAATCACCTTTAGCGTCAATGATGCTTTTGGTGATCGCATTGGGGTCTTGTTCGGAGGACCAGCGGACACCGGACGCTTCAGCAGAGTCGGCGACGAGCACCTGGTTGTTGGTGCCGACGGGGACACGGGTGTAGGCGTCAGGGCCGGTGCCGACCAGCAGGTCGCCTTTAGCGTCAAATGAGGCGGTGGTCGGGTCGACAGCCCATTTCAGGCCGGTGGTTTGGGTGGAGTCGGCGAATGAGCACCTGTCCGTCCGTACCGACAGCGAGCCTCGCAGGGGTGTCTGCGCCGGTCGCCGAGATCAGGTCGCCCTTCGCGTCCATGATCGTCTTGGAGATCGCGTTCGGGTCGGTTTGTCTCGATCGGAGCCTGACTGAACGACGGCTGTGCAAGAGACGGGGGGATAGTCATGTCAGGCTCCTTCCGTCACGTTTTGATGATGTAGTTCAAGACTACATAAGGTTGAAGGTTGTTGTGCGCCCCACCCCCGCCCGTGTTCTGGGTCGCAACATTACTGCCACCCGTTCCAGCGTCGGTGAGTTCACGGAAGTTAGTTCCGGTGCCACGCGGGACAAGGTTGCCGTCAACGGTGTGGTTGTGGGCTGGGATTTCGCTGGTAGTCAGCGTATGGGTCTTTGCACCACCGGTTTCGCCGAGGGCATCGAACTCGGTTTGGCTACTGTCCCGACCGACCGGGATGCGACCCTTCAGGTTGGGCAGATAGTAGGACGTTCCGCTGTGGGTGCCGTAGGTGTCGCCGACAACGTCACGCAACTCAGGGTATTGGTCGCCGTTGAAGGTTGAGCCGTCGCACAGCAGATAGCCGGTAGGAGCAGCTGAGCCAGCGTATGGGAGCACCGCACCTGTCGGGTTGACAGCCAGCTGAAGGAACAACTCGAGTTCCCGATCCCGGTTCTCGAGCAGGTCTTTATCCTGATTGGCGACTGTCTCTAGGTCGTCGGCGCGGAACGTGTATGCAAACGGCATCTCAGTCCTCGCACATCAGGATGACACGCTTGACTCGGCATTGTGTAAGGCCAAGAATCACCTTCGCTCCCAAACCTTTCTGGGAGTTGTCAATGTAAAACCGTTCGGTGTTGTAGACGCCGTAAACAACGGTTGGCCCGAGATTGGTTGTGATTGTTGATGAAGTTCCTCCGCTGTATGCCGCAAGACTATCTGTGTCCAAGATTCCGGTAGAACGAATCCGTGCTGTCAAAGTGCTGTTGGCATCTCCCGACCATTCGATAATGGCGTGTTTGACCGTGAATGGCTTGTTATGCCAATACTCGGGAAGAGTAACTGTTCCTGACGGATAGCCGATTGAACCTGACATTGTGGACGACACCGAAAAGTCGTAGTCAATGTTTGTTGGTGCCGTGACATTATTGATGACCCGATAGAAGTTGATGTCGTATCCGTCGGCGAAGTCAACCATCGCATAAACAAAGTATTCAGATTGGGCTTGTGGGCCTGGTCGAGCTATGTGCATTTGGCTGACAGCGTCGCGCTCAATGGCAGGGGCAAAATCGCCGTCAAGTTGGCCGTGTCTTGCCCATGTTCCGTCGGGTCGACGACTGTACGAAGTAGAACCGCCCTTAGTCAAAATGCCGATTTGCCCGTCGGCAATGTTGAAACATCTGATTTGTTGTGGCCCTCCGTCAGTATTGACACCTTCAACGACCTCATAGTCAAGAGTGAAAGCGGGTTGAATGTTGGTTCCTTGAAGAACGTAGATTCGTCCATCAACATTTCCAGACCGGCTACTGTCAGGGAAGAAGGCTTGGCGACCGACAATAATGGCATCGCGCATACCTTCAGGGGTGTTATCTGACGAAAGCAGTTGTTGAATTGTGACAGACGAGCCAAGCACTCCGACGACGCTAAATAGCCCGGTAGTGCAGACAACCAGCAGGTCGTTGGAACGGGGTAGTACGTTCAGGATTTCGCCAGAGAACTCGTAGTATTGGCTTGTTGACCAGGTGGTTAGGTCGGTGTTCGAGTAATAGAGGCGTTTGCTAGTTGAACCGTATGCAACGGTTCGATATCCGTAGGAAACAAGATCGGTGATACCTGTGCCACCGAGGGCGGTGGATACGCTTGCGTCAGTACCGCCGGTCGTTACGCTGCGGATGTAACCAGCGTTTGCCCCATCAATACGAGCGTAGAAAAACTTGACTGAAGCATTGTCGTAAGCAATTTTCCCGCCGATTTGTCCTGTAAGGGTTGTTGTGGTGACTGCTGGAGACGGGAAATAGGTGCCGTTGGCGACATCAAACTTCACCATTTTTGCAGTCCAGGTTGAACTTACGTCCCATTGGCAGAACGAATAAATAGTTGTTCCGACGATCCATTGGTCGGGTATTTGTGCGGCTGTGCTATTGGTGACCGCTGTTGCCGTGTAAGCCGCTTTCGGCGTTCCGTACGCCATTAGTTGTCCATGAGGGTTGTTGCCGACATTTACGCCATCAAACGTGTTCTTCGGCAGGTTCGTGGACTTCGGCCCCATGTATTGGCCGCCGGAGAAGTCGTCGTAGACGATTTGGAAGGAACCCATCGGTTACTCCCAAGTGGCGTAGTCGCGGGCGCGAGTGAACTTGATGCGCCGTTTGATTGTCGTCCGATTGTCGTCGTTCATTGACTTCAGGAACGTGCCGTACTCCTGCAAGTACAGCGATGCCCGCTGTTCGTCTTGGCGTCGGGCTGCGCACAAATGAGAGGCGTAGGCGACGATCACCGAATGGTAGACGACCGGCATCAGGGGGGTTGACGAGTCGCTCGAGAGAGCCGGTTCCGACCGGAAGTAGTACAAGGTGCCGGTAGTCGTCGTTGACGGGATCGGGGTGATTTTCGCCTGGTTGCCGTAGATCGTCCATCCGAACGTGCTGTTGTCTGAGGTGGGATCAAGGAACGTCTCGAGGGGAACCCATTCGGCGGGTGACGAGTTGATGACCAGCTCGTTGGCTCGCATAAAGTCTGATGGGAGGGTCGCAGCCCCGTTCACCGTGTCGAACGACAGGCTGGCGGTTGAGGCGAGCCACCACCAGTCGCGTTCCATGCTGACCCGGTTCAGAGCGTCGTTCAGGCTGGTGTTCACGAAAGCGTTCGTGATAAGGCCATCAAGGCTGGTGCCACCACCATCAGATTTGATGGCTAGCCGGTCTTTGACAGCGTTGCGGAGATCAAGCCTGTTCATGTCATACCACCATCACGCTGTACGCCTGCGCGGCATTAGAGATCAGTTTCACGTCGGAGGCGGTGCCGTCACCCACCAGGCTGAGAGTCATTCCGATGGCGACCACATAGCAGTCGTCGCCGTTCACCGTCGGAGTGGGGACACCTTTGCTCGGGTCGCCGAACGTGAAGAAAATGGGGGAACCGGATGTGGTCCGATTGGAGATGATGAGAAACGACACCGAGTCGCCAAACGACACCGTGTCCACCGTGTTCGGTGTCAACGTGGCGTGTTTCGCTTTGTTCACGGTGTATGAGGCCACTATTTGCCTTTCTCGTTCATGCTGTGGATTCGACGGTTGGAGCCTTCCAAGTGTCCCACATCGCGCACCAACGCCCAATGCAGTTTGTCAGCCAACTCCAACCTTTTCTCTTTCTCCGCTGTTTCGTGTGCGTCCCGAATCTGCTTGTTCTTCTTCATCAGGTCTTCGTGCAGGGCTTTGCCCTTCTGCCAGTCACCTTCGATCAGTTTCACGATCAGAGTGTGGTCGCATCGAGTGTGAGAACACGCCACATACGGGGTGCCGGTCGCGTCAACCATCCACACCTCGAACCGTCCGGCCATCGGGTTGAACATCAACGATGCGGACGGGTCGCCACGCCACCCGGATTCGTCGCCCCGCTGGATACGGTTGGCGATGTCATACACATCAAATGACACTTCTGCCATTTCGCCACCACCGGCGACGTTGCCCATCAAATCTGCTGCACGAATCATGGTGGTCATCCTAGACGAAAGGGCCGGTCACCTTTCGGCAACCGGCCCTCACGTTGGGGGATTGTTGGGTCAGGCTCCGATGGCGTGGAACCGAACGGTGGTTGCCGACACGTCGGTCGTGCTCGGAACCTCAGCCAGCGGTGCGCCGTCGGTGGTGGTGTCCACCCAGAACAACTTGACCTTCGGACTCGAGGTCGAGCCGTCCCACGACGGAACGTTGCCGTTGACGGTGCTGACGTTGAGCCAGTCGAGCCGGTTCACGCCGAGCTGTGCGAGAGTGACAGCCTCTCCACCCGTCGGATACGACGAGTCGAAAGTGATGACACCGAACACTTCCTTGCGCGAACCGGGGACTTCCGGCCCGTAGGTGATGCTGACGGATGCGGCCATGTCAGATGCTCACCTCGGTGAGGTCCTTGATGACGAAGTGGGCGTTGCGCTGCTTGCAGGCGAGTTCGCCGTACATGTACAGGGTCGCCTCGTACGCATCCTGGTCGGGCTTACGGTTCATCACCGCGCCGTCGAGGTCCATGAACTGGAAGCCGTCGCCCACCTGATGGAACACCAACACTTCGGGGTTGATGCCGTACAGGCGGTTGTTCGGGCAGTCGAAGTCGGCGTACAGGGCCGTGGGAGCCTCGTCACCCTTGCCGGACACCGACGGGCTGTAGAACTGGATGCCCGCGTAGCCACCCTTCAACTGGGTCTGCTCCATGTTGCGCTTCAGGCTCAACAGCAGGTTGCTGATCGCCAGGTTCACGCCTTCGGCTGACACCAACAGGCTGGGCTTCTTGCCCGAGTTGGTGAGAACCTTCATGATGGAGCCGGTGATGAGCGACTCGGTGACCGAACGGTTGGTGCCGCTGTTCGAGTTGACGTACGCCTTCCACTTCGGCTGCGACGACGGGTTGATCGTGTGCAAGATCGCGGTGTCGTCGACGATGGTCTGGAGGCCGGTCAATTCGACCTGACCGTCACCGGGCTGGCCGGTGTTGCTCGACGCTCCACCAGCTCCCGAACGGAACACGAAGTGGCTGGACGACGTGGTGACCGCAGCACCCGAGATGGCGATCGTCTTGTTCGTCTCGTCGACCGAGGTGACGGTACGAGCCGAAGCGATCGTCGTCGGCGAGGCGACGGTTCCGATGTCCACGACCATGCCACCGTCGAAGAACAGCTGACGGAGAGCGGTGGTGCCGGTGCTGGAAGCCAACACGACGGTGGTGGACGACGACGTGGTGCCACATTGGGCGATCACACCGTTGGACGTACCCCACAACTGACGGTTCACGTCCTTCATGGCGTCCTTCTTGATGCCTTCCATTTCGGCGTCGAGCGCGTCGATGAAAGCACCACGGTCGGTGACAGCCTGCTTGATGGTGGGGCCGGACAGCTGGATGCGTCCGTAGACGTAGCGGACCGGCACCGGGACCGTCGCGTACGACTGGTTGGCGGCGGTGGGGAGGGTGCCGGACTCGGCGCGAGCACCGACACCGGACGAACGGCCCAGGTGGACGGCGTGACGGGCGATACGGCCCTGCACGGTGTCCTTGCGGGTTTCGACCTGCGAGAGAATGAAGTTCGCCTCGTTGAGGTTGTCGAGGTACTCCTTGTAGTCATCCTTCAGGATGGCATCGACTGTGGAGAGGGTTGCGGCCATGATTGGTTGCTTTCCGTGAGAGAGAATCTGATTGGGGGGAATCGGAACCTGTCTGAGCGGTAGCCGTCCGGCTGTCTCAACCCATCATCCGATGGGGGTACCTATGGGGTGAACCATCCGGTTCGGATGCAAGCATACACACAAAGGTGCGGATGTTGTCAAGGGAATCGCCCCGTCTGACGCGGAGAGAGGACGCATCAGACGGGGACATCAGCGGTCACCCAAAAGGATGAAGGGTGCCTTCCCTTATGCTGACGTTACGTTCACAGTCCGTTTTGGGCGAGGCGAGCCATCGCCCGTTCACGGGGTGTCATCTGCTGTCCGTTCGGCGAGACGACCGGGACACCGTTGACGATCGGCGCACCCATGCTCGCACCAGCTTCGGCGCGTCGGCTTGCGATCTGTTGCGCTTGCGCCAAAACCTGTTCCTCCACCTCACGAATGGCTGCGGCGAGGTCAAGGTCGGATCGCTTTGAGGCGGCCACAATGGCAGCCGTTGCGAGCGGGGTGTCCGGTGCGAGGCCATGCTGGGTGAGTGTCTCCTCGATCTGGCGTTCGTACTGCTGTTGCACTTGCGCCTGCTGAATCTGCTGGAACGATTCCTGCAACCGGGTCTGAACGAGCTGTTCCACCTGCTCAGGGGTCATGCCTGCGCTGGTGCCGTCCGAGTACGCCTGTTGGGCGACCTGCGTGTTGATGGCCTGCTGTTGGGCGGGGGAGATGAACGTGTCGAAACGATCTCCGGCGAGGGTGCGAGCGTTGTCGACCATCCATCGGACAGCGGTTTCGGTGTCACCGGCTGCGAAAGCGGACGCGAACTCCTTGTACGGCTCGGGCGTCGTCGGGGTGCATCCGTCCGAACGTCTGGACGAACGGCTTGTACCGTTCCCGTTCCTTGATGCGATCCTGCACCTCAGACTGGTATTTCTCTTGCCAGTTGATGTCGGCGGCAGGGGTTTCGGCAGGGGCTTCTCCTGTTGGGGTGGCATCCACCACGCCTTCGGGGGCGAAGTCGGTCATTGTGGCATCATCTCCTGAGGTACACCGGGTTGGCCGGTCATGGCTTGGGGTACCATCGAACCGGGCGGTTCGTTGGCTTGCGGCAGGGCTTCGGACCCTGGCATCTGTTGCATCTGCGCCATCTGTTGCATCGCTTCTTCGGCGGCCATCGTCTGATGGGCTTGGATGTGCAGGTCGATTGTTTGACGCACCTCAGGGTTCGCAAGTTCGTATGCAGGGGATTTGCGTTCCCGGTTGTGTTGTGCGATGTGTTTGGCGTGGTCGTCGAAGTCGGCTGGCATGACGGGGACAGCCTGCATGAGGAGACCGTTTTCCCATTCGGCTTTCGTGACATCCGGGTCGGTGGAGCCGAGGAACCCTCGAGGGTCGGGCAAGTCCAGCATCCGGGCCAAAGCGGTTCCGTCCACATTCTGGAATGCCTGTGGAAACTGTTGGGCGAGGCTGGTGATAACCGACTGGGTGGCGATCTTGGAGCGGGGGGCGGTCGCATCCAAAGGCACCTTGACCTGCGGATATTCCTCGATGTCTTCGGCTGTCCACTCGAACTGCAACGTGTTGCCTTGCGGGGTGGTGAGCGTCTGGGTGCGGATCATGCCAGACTGGGTGGCGTACGCACGATACATCTGCAACGTCATCTTGCCGATCCGCGCCCACATAGCCGACTGGTTGCGGGCCATCGGGCCGAGCGGAGTGTCGTCCTTCTCGGCGAGAACCGACAACGCTAAACCGGAGTTGCGGTCGCCGGGGGCTTGACCTCGAGACACCGCATGGGTGAAGAAGATGTCGTCCATTTCCGCTTCCAGTTGGGCGGCTTCCATGCTGATCCAACGCGGCACGTCGGGGGCGGTCTGCCAATGCGGTTCGCCCAGCTCAGCGTTGTATTCCATCACATCCGCAGGGTCGGTGGTGATGACATCGGAATCTTCGATCGACCCGGCGGGAACCATCAGTCGGGCGTTCGCCGCCTTACGCATATGTTCGAGGATGGTGGAACGAGCACGGTTGTAGGCGTACTGGATGTCGCGGGCGGGGGTCAGGAGAGTGTGGCCGACCCATGTGCGCGGGATACGGCGTTGCGTGAACACCGCAAGGTTGAGGCTGCTGAACGGGAACGGCCAGCCTTGCCCGTCACCGTACGAGTACACCTGCTTGTTGTTGACCACATGAACAACACAGCCGGGAGTGCGGTTGGTGGGGCGTTCGTAGTAGCAGTAGACGAGGGTGAGGCGCGGCGGTTGGCCTTGCGGACGGCGTGACAGGAGGGTGCGATGCCGTGCCGAGAGGGCGGCTTCGGCGTCCGGCACCGGGTCCCAATCCAGGTTGTACCGTTCTTTCAACCTGTTCGGGGGGTAGGGCAACACAGCGAATCCAGTAGCGAGCCGACTCAACATCGGGGGAGCCGGGTTCCAAACAGAACTCGGAGATACCCAACGGGGTGAGACGTACCCCACCGGCAGGGATGTCGATGCCGGTCACCGGGTCGGTGGCGACGATCTTGCCCATACCAGGGTCCCAGTCCACCGAGATGGCGGCGGCACCACCAAAAAGGGTTTGGAGCAGGGATTCTTCCCGAATCTCAGCCCAATCCTGTTCGTGTGCTTCGGACAGCAACAGTTGTTCTTGAAGACGTTGGCGGCGCAGACTGGAGTCGTCAATACCGGACGGTTCCACTTCCCAGACGAGCGGGGAGCGGGTCATTCGGGCGATCAGGTTGGTGACACGGGGGCCGAACTTGTCGACGGTGATACGGGTGAACCGTTCCGCTTCGGTCGCATAGTCGAGTTCTTGGACGATGTTACGGGTGTGATCCCACCAAACCCATTGGTGACCGCCGAAATAGGAGGCGTTCATCCAATAGTCGCGCCGTTCTTTGAGCAGATACTGGTCGGCTTTATTCCACAGGTTGATGACTTCCTGCGGTTTCGGTGGTTCCCACGGCTTGTTCACGGTCCTACTGCCTCAACTGGTGTCTGCCACGCGGTGCGGGCTTTGTTGTCGTCACGATCTTTCTTGCGAGGCTTACGACTCTGTTCCATCGCTACCGCGACAGCCGGATTCTTCGCCAGCAATAGATTAGTCAGACGACGGTTCTCCCGAAGCAAAATCAGGGCGAAAGCACCCAGAACGACAATGGCGACCGTTGCGATCACAGGTCACCCACAAAGTCGGTGTTGATGGCAGAAGGTTCCTCCCGACGGGGACGACCGCGCTTGCGGACGAGGGGTGCATCCGGTTCCGGTGGTGCGTCACCGTGCGACAGATCATCCCCGTCGGTCGGAGATACGGAGCCTGCCTTCTCCGCAGAAGCAAACTGTACACCATCGACCGCACCAGCGATCAAGGACAGACGCTGTTCGGCGAACTCGGCCCGGTTGATGAGTTCGGCGACGATCATGTTGAGGTTGCGGAGTTCACCGTTGTGGGTGAGTTCCAGCCCTCGAGACGGTGCGCACATCCTGCCGATCTCGATCGCACAATCAGCGCAAATGTACAGCCGGGTGACAGCGGACGGGTTCGGGTCGTCAGGGCTGTTGTGGCCGTCCAAATCCTGTTCCATGTCGATGATCGGCTTGGCTACACCACGGCAAATCCAACAGCAACCAGGCAGATAGTTGTAGTTGTCGACGAGTCTCATTCACCATCTCCGTTTCTTAGCGGTCTTGTCGAGCCGCTCAATGAACTTCTGTACTTTGCCTTCCGCACCGGGCATTGTGACCTTGTTCTTGCGTGAGATGTCATTGTACGGGCGGCAGGCTAGAAGGTACCTTAGTGCGTCCACAGCATGATCTTCGTCATCTGTGTCAATATCTTCCACCTGGATTTTGGCGTGGCGCATAGCTGGGAGTGTGCGCAACAGGTTTTCGCAGGTGGAGAACACTTTCAGTTTCGGCTCACCAGAAATCGGAGCCGGTTGCAAATATCGGCGTACGTTCTGCCAGCCGGACACACGGGCGTTCTTGGCGCGGGTGACATGAACACCGAGACTGTTGTACACACCTGCGACCGTTGTCCCCATGCCGGACGTGTTGCTGTAGGTGGACGGGTCGATGGCGGTGGCGGTGATGTTCTCAAACCGGCCATTGGACATCTTGGACATCTCTTTGACTTGTGCCGCCTGTTGGGCGACCGTCAGGTTCCGCTGGTACGCCTCCCTGTACACATAGCAGGTGCCTGTGGCAGGGTCCCATGCACCCCACAAACAGCAGTACGGGTTGGCGGTACCGAAGTCAATCCCCCGATATCGAGGCCATTCTGCCGGTATCTCGAACGGTTCGACGACATGAAGGTCACGGCGAAACTCGGTGAAATACTGGCCGGTGAACGTGTCCCAGTCACCTAACAGTTTCTGTTTACGCTCCGTTTCGGGGAGCATCGACAGGTGTTTACGGTAGGTGGGGTCGATGTGCGGGTTGTCGTCGACGGTGGACGGCACGAAAGCGACCACCAGATGGTCGTTCGGGTCGTGAGGAATCTCCAGTTTGGCGAGTTCCGTGTTGTCATCGGGGAGTTCGACCCGTCGGACGATCTCCGGGTTCTCGAAACCTTCGCGCACATCGTAGACGACCGCAAACCGGCCATGTTGGGGGGGTTGCACCAGCATCCGATACAGGAACGTGTGGCCGCGATCGCCAGGGTTGGTGGCGAACAGGACGTGGGTGCGGACACCTTGATTCGACATTTTCCGGCTGGTGCGCAGACGACCGGAGATCATCAGCATCTGATACGGGGTGAACTGGGTTGCCTCATCGAAACCGATGAAGTCGTATTCGGCACTCATGTACTGGCCGACATCCTCGTCTCGAGCACAAAACCCGTATTCGACGATGGAACCGTTGCCGTACCACCATGCTTTCACGTTGTCAATCGACCGAAGTTGGGCGTCCACGTTCAGTTGGGCGTATCGAACTTGGGATCGGATGATGAGCGACCGGCGTAGTTCGGGGAGAGCGGTACGGATCAGCAGGGTGCGGTGACCAGGGTATTTGAGCGACAGTTCGTTGGCGTGATAGGCGAGCAACTCGGACTTTCCACCGCCCGCCGCGCCACCGTAGAGCAGCCAGTCGGTTTTTCCGACGAGGATGTGCGCCCGTTCCTGCCGAATGTTGCCGGTCAACCGCCAAGCAGACAGGTCAGCCTCGAGTAGACGCAAATATTCGTCTTGTTCGGCGGCTGTGAGCTGAACAAACTCGTCGTCGGACAGCAGATTCACATTCTCACCAGTTTGCCGTATCCGGCCATTCGTTCTAAGCGAATCAAGGCTTCAGGGCCGTAGGCAATAAGGCACGACGGAGCAGATGCCGTATTTGCTTGTGTGCCATCAACATGATGAAACCTCAGTCGACCCTCAAGGAACAGGATTGCTTCAGCTTTTCCGAATACCGACCGATGAAATCCTTTCGTGTCGGTGCGAGCAAAAATTAGAGCAATTCCACCACCGGGATGGTTAGCAAGTTTGTCCAACCACACGAAAGTCTGCTTGCCATATGGGGGATTGCACCAAATAAATGCGTCGCTTTCCCACGGTTGCGCTAGTCCATCGTCACATATGCACATTGACGATGTTGCGGTAGACCACGGAGGTTGACACGGCGCACAGGGGTCGAGGTCAAACGGGCCGAGACAGGAAGTAAGCCAGGGGGGTGTAAGCCATTCGTCTTTTAGACCTGCAACGGGTCTTTCGTGTGTAAATCCTCTCATGCTCCGTCCCCGATCGCCCGTAAACCGGCCTCGACACGACGTTTCGCCTCCAATTTGAGTTCCTCGAGACGTGACAGCCGGTCCTCAGGGCTACCGGACCGCTGTTCTTGAATCGATGTCGCCTGCCCAGACTCCAAACGGAGGATGTCATACCAGATTTTCGCCACTTTGGTGGCTTCTTCAGCCGATTTGATCTCCCATTCACCGCCAGCCAACCTCAATCCGAGGTCGACGATGATCCCTTGCGCCAATTTGGGGAGGATTTCCCTCGAGGCGACCCCGGAAGCCAACATTTCTTCGCCTAACACACGCAACTGTTCGGCACGTTTCTTCGCTTCGGCGCGATCCAACTGCTTTTTGACACGCACCTCATCCAGATCGGCGGCTCGACGCGCCCGACGACCCTGTTCCCGTTCACCCGGATGCTCAACTTCGACTGTGGACAGGTCGTCAACAACCCGATGGGTGGGGATGCCGTCATGTGGTTTACGGCCTTTGATCCCGTTGACGATCTCCTGAGCGGATTCGCTCACTTTTCGGGTGGTCACAGGATGATCTTCCCGTCCACAATGTCGTGCAACGTCGCCCAAATCTGCATGGACAGGCTGGCGACCGCCTGACACGCCACCATCTCCCCAGCAGTCAACGTCCCCACCTCATAGGAACGTTCAGCCAACTCCAAAGTGTGCGCGGCAGCGAGGAACGCGATCCGACATTCTTTCGGTGTCAGAAACACCCCTTGGCTCTCGAGAGCGAACCGGGCTTGCGCCACCAACTGGTCGTTGCCCAACCGGGTGACAGTCCCCATCAGATCATCAACAACACTCATACCCCTGACCTCCGTATCCGCAGAGAACCCACACCGTAACACAACTGTTACTCGAGATGACGTAACTCTCTCACAACATGATGCTACGCTCCGCAACACAACCTGGAACAGCAGCCTGTACAGAGACAGGCATCAGACCCAACCCGATTGCATGGGGGCCGGTGACACACGGTGACGTGGGTAGACCTCGACGCATCGACGACGAGGAGCAGCGTTTCCAAACGACACAAATGGCGAAGGTTGTCCACCGAACACGTCTAGACCGGCACCCTGAGGCTACTAGCCCGAATTGTGGGGGAAGAACAACCGCCAGCTCTGCAACCGGAGGAAGATTAAATTGTGCCTGTCATACGATCTGCTCGTTCTGCGGCATCACTATCAGCAAATGGCTGT